GCTGGTAATTCAGCAGCAAATCTTAACGGTTCTGACGGTGTATTCTTTGTTGTTGAAAACAGAGGTAATGTTTTTGGAGGTGGAAACCCACAAAACTTAGCTCAGTTTGATAGTATTATCCAAAGATTAGACAAGCAAGGTTCTATTGAAGAAAATGTAATTTTCGTAGATAGACAATTCTCATTCGACATTGACGATATGCTAGCTACACAAAACTCTTATGGAGCAGGTGGTACATCATATGGTTTATTTGACAATGATAAAGATATGGCTTTAAATCTTGGATTTACAGGATTTAGAAGAGGTTATGATTTTTATAAGTCTGACTGGAAATATCTAAACGATCCTACAATGAGAGGTGACTTAGGTGGTGGAGTAATCAACGGGTTATTAGTACCTGCTGGTTCTACTACAGTTTATGACCAAATACTTGGTAAAAACGCTAAGAGACCATTCTTACACGTGAGATATAGAGCTTCAGAAACTGAGGACAGAAGATACAAAACTTGGATTACTGGTTCAGCTGGTGGCGCAAGAACTTCTGACCTTGATGCGATGGAGGTCAACTTCTTATCTGAGAGAGCTGTTTGTACTTTAGGTGCTAACAACTTCTTCTTATTTAAGGATTAATATTTATTTATAAGTTTTACCCCTGCTTCGGTAGGGGTAGAATTTATTTTAACTTAAATTAAATTTAATAAAATGAAAAAAAACACAGTACACAAAGCCAAAGCCTATAGATTAAAGGGCGGCAAATCCCCATTAGCTTACATGTTAAGCTCACGTCACTCAGCACGTTCACCTTTACTATATTTTGACGAAAATCAAGGAATAAACAGACCTCTTAGATATGCACGAAATCAAAAGAGTCCATTTGAAGATGAACAAGATGGTAACGCTATTTTAGAACCTGTGGTGTTCGAGGATGGAATGTTATTTGTGCCAAGAGAAAATCAAGTCTTACAGCAGTTTCTACATTATCATCCATCTAACGGTATGATATTCGAGGAAATAGATGAAAGCAAAGATGCACAAGAAGAACTAGAAATGGTAGAGCTTGAGGTTGATGCTTTGGTAATTGCTAAGTCTATGGAAGTAGACCAGCTTTTATCAGTCTGCAGAGTTTTGATGGGAGCGCAAGTTGAAAAATTAACTATACCACAACTAAAACGAGATATACTTATATATGCTAAACAAAATCCTATAGATTTTATTGACACGATAAATGACCCTATGTTACAATTACAGGATGAGGTCAAACAATTTTTTATGAATGGTTACTTAGTATACAAAAACAACAATAAAGATGTATACTTTAATTTACCTAATAATAAAAAGAAGTTATTAACTGTGCCATTCGGCGATGATGCAGACTATGCTGTTGCAAGTTATATGCAAAGTGACGCAGGTTTAGAGATATATAAACACCTACAGAAACGTCTAAAAAAAGATAAATAGAAAGCGTATCTTTGCTGTATTGTTTAACCCATTAAATTTTTTAACTATGGTAAAATATCTAAAAATCAGTTTAAGTGATGCACATTATTTAATTCCTATTCACGACATTGTAACTGTTGAGGTTGGAGCTAATACAAAAGTTGATATTCTTTTCAACCTTGTAGGCCACAGCGCATCAGGTGCAGCAGAAGTGTTAGGTGTTGAGTTAACAGCTACAACAGCTTCTGACGCAGCAAAAACTAAAGAGCAACTTAATAGTATCGTAGATGCTATCGAAGAAGCTTTAAGTACAAGCTGGACGAAGCCTTTCTATGTGCTTGAGCCAAAATATCCTATCACAGGTATAGCTCAACTACAGGAAGCTTGGGCATAATCAAACTTAACAGAGAGTTAGAAGGGGCTTAAACAATTAGGCTCCTTTTTTTTTACTTATATTTGTATAAACAAATTTTAGTTATGGGTGTAATGATAAACAGTGTCCGAAATACAGTATTGGCGATAGCTAATAAAAACAATTATGGATATGTTTCTCCACAGGATTTTAACTTGTATGCACAACAAGCTCAAATGGACTTGTTTGAAGATTATTTTTATCAATATAATAATTGGTTAACAAAAGAAAATCAACGTGTTTCAGGAACAGGATATGCAGATATAGTTAAAAGTTTAGTAGAAGTAATAGATAGCTTTTCAGTAACTAAATCTTTAAAACAGCAGGCAAGTAATTTTTACAATTTACCTGATGATTATTACTTTATAAATAAAGTAAATTATTATCCCAACTATATTTCTGGTGCAGTTACAACAGGATCAGCAACAAATAAACTTATAGATGCAGCTGCTACTTTTGTCACTACAGGCACAGTTAAGGCAGGTCAATATGTAGTAAACACCTCTGCGGGTAATTATGGCGGTATTAGCGCATATGTTGTAAGTGTAGATAGCAATACACAGTTAACATTGTCAGCAAATCCTTTTGGCGTTGCTGCAACAGTTGGAAACTCATATGCTATATTTAATACCAGTGGCATAGTAGAGGTAGAAAGGGTAAATCAAAATAAAATATTTTACTTAAACAATTCACCCTTAACAGCTCCTTCAGTAGGATATCCAGCGTATGTTTTAGGAGGCGCTACAACAAAAATAACTGGAGATGCTAGCAGTGGACAGTTGGGTAACACTATAACAGTATATCCAACTACTATTATTCAAAACGGTTCTGTAAGTGCGGAGTATGTAAGATATCCTTCGCCACCAAAATGGACATATTTGAATGTAGGCGGAACCACAGGTAGCCCTGAATTTGACAGTAGTCAAGCAGACTACCAAGATTTTGAACTACCATTATCTGATGAACCAGGTATAGTAGCAAAAATATGCCAGTACATTGGTATAGAAATTAGAGAAGCAGATGTTTATCAATTTGGTAAACAAGAAGAACTCTTAGATAATCAAACACAAGGATAAAATATGACGTATATAAATGATTTTGCATATTATAATAATTCAGGAGGCGTCCCTGTTGATAAAAACTGGGGCTCTTATCAATTTGTATCATTAGATGAAATTGTAAATAATTTTATGTTGATGTATCAAGGCAATAATTCTCTTGTAAATAATATAGAAAGGTATCAGATATTGTTTCATGCAAAACGTGGTATTCAAGAATTGAATTACGACGCAATGAAAGAAATAAAAATATTACAATTAGATTTAAATGAAGATTTAAGATTTGTGTTGCCACATGATTATGTTAATTGGGTTAGAATATCTTATTATAAAGACGGTCAGCTTTTACCTCTCACTGAAAATATACAGGCAGGATGGGCTACAGCTTATTTACAAGATAATGACTCTAATATACTTTTTGACCAAGATGGTAATGTACTAAAACCACAAGATTCTGAATTAGATATATCGTTTCATACAGGAGCAAAATCCATATACTTAAACCAAAATAGTCCGTTCCATGGATGTGAAGGTGTATGTGTAGATGGATGCTGGTATTTTGACAGAGCAGTAGGATCACGTTTTGGATTGAATACAGAAACAGCTAACATGAATCCAACTTTTTCTATTGACAAACAAAGAGGTGTAATTAACTTTAGTTCTATAGCTAATAATGCGTCTATAGTTTTAGAGTACGTATCTGACGGTATGGAAAACGGAACAGATGCCAACATAAGTATTAATAAACTATTTGAAGAATACATTTATGCGTATATTAAGTATGCTATTTTAAATGGTAGATTAGGGGTACAAGAGTATATAGTTAATAGAGCAAGAAAGGATAAATCATCTTTACTACGTAATGCGAAAATTAGATTAAGTAATATACACCCTGGTCGACTCTTAATGAATTTAAGAGGCCAGGCTAAATGGATAAAGTAATATGCCTATAGTAACAACAAACTTTGTAGCGGGTCGAATGAACAAGAGCGTGGATGAAAGGATTCTTCCACCAGGAGAATATGTTGACGCTATAAATGTAAGACTTGGTTCCACTGAAACTACCGAAATAGGAGCGGTAGAAAACTCAAAGGGTAATTCTCAATTAACAACATTAAAACATAATAATGCACCTTTGACGGATGGTGTATGTATTGGAGCCTATGAAGATGGAGAAAACGAAACACTTTATTGGTTTGTAGCTTCCCCTACAACCGATATGATTGTGTCATTCAATACAAACTCCGGACTATTACGATACCATGTAGTTTCTTCTACTGTGTTAAATTTTAATGCACAATATTTAATTACAGGTATTAATAAAATCGGTGATTTATTATTTTTTACAGATGACCTAAATCCACCAAGAAAAATAAATGTTACAAAGAATTATATAAATGTCACTGCGAACGAATTAAAAGTAATCGTAAAACCTCCAGCAGAATCACCAAGCATAACCATGATTAGCCAGGCAACGGAAGCTAATTTTTTAGAAACAAGGATGGTTACGTTTGCGTATAGATATCAATACTTAGATGATGAGTATAGCGCATTATCTCAATTTACTGACATAGCGTTTGTGCCAGGAGTTTTTTCATTGGATGTTTCTACCAATTTAAATATAGGAATGAAAAACATATTTAATGCAGTAGAAATAAGTTTTAACACTGGTTCAAATTTGGTCAAAGGTATAGATTTGTGTTTTAAATTTTCAGATTCTAACATTATAAATGTAATAGAAAAATTCAACAAAGAGGATTTTGGTTGGCCTGATAACTCCATACAAACACAGACTTTTACAAACAGTAAAATTTATACAACCTTACCTGATACTGAACTTTTAAGACTATATGACAATGTACCCTTGGTTGCAAAAAGCCAAACTATAATGGGTAATAGATTGATTTATGGTAATTATGAAGATGGTAATGATTTAATAGATTCAAACGGTTCAACTTGTCAAATAAATTTTGAATCTGATATTGTTACAGAAAATATAGATATTACAGAGCTTTCAACAAGTTTTTCAAATGGAGTTAACTATACTGTTGATTCATCTCAGACCATAAGTCAGTCTACTGTTGTTATGGATTTTTCTTCAGTAAAAAATAAATTAAAAGCTGGCTCATTTATATCTATAGATTTACAATTTATACATAATAAGTATACAGGAAATAATGGTACTGTAACAGGTCAGCAAGGATCGACAGAAATAACTAACGTGTTTACATTACCACAAGACTTTAATACAGTGTTCGAAATGGCGTCAAGTGACGCTTTTCAAGCTGCAATAGGAACTCAAATACAGCATTTTCAGACTGTTGCAAATTGCGCTAGTGGCACAAGTTTTACTGATACATTTAATTGTAGTATTACAAATCCATCAGACTCTGATGTAAATGTTTCATGGCAAAAAAACGCTAGCGGAATCACAGGTCTTGACCAAGGATTCTTGATAACAACAAACCCTGGTAGCGACAATGTGTCGATACAGATTCCTGCAATGAAGTTTCTAGATATTAATAGTGGCGGAGGTACAGCGGCACCTTTATATCAATATTTTAATTTTACAAGAGCTACGATACAATTTTTAAAAAATAACAGTATACAAAGCTTACATAGTAACAGAAATTATGAAGTTGGTATAGTTTACATGGATGAATATGCAAGAAGCACAACAGCATTAGTATCACCAGATAATACCGTGTTTGTTCCGGCTAGTAATTCTATAGTTCAAAATAAAATTAAAGTTACAATACCAACTACACAAAAACCTCCTAGTTGGGCGACAAAATATAAATTTGTAGTCAAAAGAGCTGAAGGCCCATATGAAACAATATACAGTAATTTTTATTATTCAAACGATATAGATAATTCTGTATATTTTAGATTGGAAGGTCAAAATCAATCTAAAGTTAAAGTAGGAGATATTCTTAGAGTCAAAAGAGATAATCAAGGCCCTAGGTCAGTATTATCCGAATGTGAGGTTTTAGAAGTAGAGGCAAAAGAACAGAACTTTTTAACACCTAGCGCAAACATTATTACAAGTGGCCAAGATCCATTTATATCTGAACTAGCAGGTCTATATATGCAAATAAAACCTACCAGCTTTACAGTAGACACTTCAGATTCAAATTCTTTTTTTGATACACAAAATGTAGTAGCTAGCACTGTAAAAAGCACCAACCAACCCGCTATATTAATACCTTGTTTTGAGACTTCTTTAACTGGGGTTAAAACAAATCTAGCTATACCAGCGGCAAGTTTAGTTACTTTCAATATTAATTTTACAAGGATAGGGACAGGAGCTGGTGGTTGTGGAAGTAAAATATATAATTACAACAGAACGTTTCAAGCTAATCAAGATTATAATAATATGTTTGATTTTGTAAACGGAGAAAATATAGATTTTAAAGGAGGTGTAGACACGAGCCAAGACGATTCAGGGGCTAATACGAACGTATATATAAACACATTAAACCCCTCTAATAGCACAGTGCCTACAAAAGTAATTAATGAAAACAGATATCAATTTACTACCAGTGATTCAGCGACACCTTCAAACAGTAATGAGCTTTTCCTTGGTGTTAGTTCTGGAACACCTGGATGCGGTAGTATAAGAGGCAAGAGATCAGTTGTTGAAGGAAGAATTATAGTACAAATAGCAGACTCAATAATGGTTTTTGAAACTACACCGGTAGATGTAGATAATGATATTTATTTTGAAGACGACACTAATTATAATATAACTAATGATTTTCATATGTCTGGTAGTCAAACAGGTGACCAAAACCAAACATCATCGTTGCCAGCTCTAGTTAACTTAGGGTTTTTTGATTGTTTTGCTTTTGGCAATGGAGTAGAGAGTTTCAAAGTAGAAGACTCTCTGACGGGTCAGTCGTTTGATTTAGGGCAGCGTGTAACATCGGTATCACAACAGGATTACAAAAAAGCGGATAGACTTGCAAGCTTAACATACAGTGGGATATATAACGAAGAAACAAACATAAATAGATTAAACGAATTTAATTTAGGTTTAGCAAACTTCAAAGATTTAGAAGTTTCTTACGGCCCTATACAAATACTATACCCTAGAGAAACGGACATACTGGTTCTACAAGAAGATAAAATAAGTTATGTTTTAGCAAATAAAGATTTATTGTCAACCACAAGTGGAGACAGTGCAGTTACAGCAAGTAATTTGGTTTTAGGAAATCAAGTAGCTAGAGTAGAGGAATACGGTATCAGCTCAAACGCTGAAAGTTTTACTTCTTATGGCGCTTATAAATTCTTTACAGACGCTAAGAGATCAGCTGTAATAATGTTAAATGGAGCCAACACAAAGCAAGAACAGTTAAATGTTATATCTGATATCGGTATGAGGTCGTTTTTTAGAGATATGTTTATAAACAACTTTAACAAATTTAAATTAGGCGGATATGATCCGTATATGGATGAATATGTACTAGCGTCTAGTGATTCTAACATGCCTGTTGTTATACCTAACACTAATTGCGGTGTTAACATAGCTAAACAAAATGTTAATACTGTCACAACAGTCATAGTAGATTTTACTTCTGCGCAAGGAGTTGTATCGTTTAATTACAATGTTAGCACAGGTTCAGTAAATTTAACGGTAAACTGGAATGGTTCGAATGTAATCAGCCAATCCATTACCGGTAATGGAACATTAAATTTCGATAAAAATTTAGCTAATCCTAATACAGCCACAGTAACTATAACTCCATCAAGCACATCATCATTTGATATAACACCATCTTGCCCTGCAACAAACTTACTTACTGTAGTACAGATGGCTCTTACAAGCCCAGCTGATAATGGCAAATTTGTACATAACCAGTATTTGTGGGAAA